ACATGTTTTACTTCTGATTTATTTACAAACATTTCTGCCATCTGACCAGATCTAAACTCAGCATTTACAGCAACACCTAGCTGTCCTTTATTTTCTGCTTTTTTAGATAAGTCATCAAATCTTTTATATTTTCTTAATTTGTCTTTTTCATAAATTTGTAATTCTTTTTGCAGCCTTCTCTCTAGGTATCTACATACATGAGGATTTAAATCAGGATTTGTTAATCTAGAAGCAATCTCCATCGGACCATATTCTTTTTTAGATTCATAACCAGCTTGTTTAGCAGCTTCAACCTTAGATATCTGGCCCCAATTTTCTACCAATATATCTACAAAAGCTTTTTGCTTTTTAGTTAGCTCAGTCCATGATTTTAATTCGTTCTTCTTTTTTGGCATCTTGACCTATTTATAACATACTTTGAGTTTTCCTATATACCCCAAAAG